ATGTTTCAATAAGTTTATTTAAACGATCACTTATATCTTTAATACGATCCTCTAAATTCATTGATGCTTCATGTACATATTTAGCATCAGTCATGATAACACCTGACTCCTCCTGACATTTACCAAGATCAGTCAATATATTTTCAATGACATTCTTATCTAATAGATTACTCATTGTTTTCCTTTGTATTGTCTAACAATTATTTCATACAGAGTTTCGTCATATACTGTATTGTTATTTGTTTGATGAAACTCTTTCATAGAAACTGTGAAACCAATTTCATTTTGTCTAGTAATTACATGAGTTACATCTAATTGATTACATGCTTGTTTGTATATAACATCAAAGATTTTTTCTGAATCAGTCATTCATTATCCTTTACAATCTGTAGATCTTTAACTTGATCTTCATTATCTGAAGCTATGAGATCATCATAGTCTGGATCAGGATAGTCATCTCTGATTGCATCATCTATAATTTCATAGATCTCATCCTTTAATCTAAATGGATATCCTCCTTGTAACATAGAGATATAACAATTCTCTTTGAGTTCTTCCCATGTATCAAATCCTACTTGTCTGTTCTCATCATATACTTTGTAAAGATAATCTAGTCCTTCATCATCTAGATAATCCCCTTCGTATTCTGATACTGGGATATCTGATTCATATATTTTTTTAATTAATGGCATTAAAATTTCCTTTCTTGAAAATATCGGATTCGGATTTCTATCCTTTAACGCAAGGCTTACGCCTTGCTGTCCTCATCCACGACAGTCTTTATAAATTTATATGATAAGTATGCACTAGCTATGAAAGATATAATCATCATACCTAATACGATACATGCCAATATTGATAGTATTGTAATCATTTCTTTTTCCTTTCTACTATGTATTTAGTTACTCTGTTTGCAGTGAATACAATATATATCCACACAGGAGTAGCTATCACAGATAGAACTAATGTTGGATTGATACCTAGTAAGATCATACTAAATACGAAACCACCACCTAGAGATAGATACACAATAACAAATGTACCTATGTAGTCTGCGTTAGTTTGAAAGTTAAATGTACTAATCGTTTTCCAAATATCCTTTGACATTGTCATGAGTGATATTCCTAGTACGCTTAATATTTTTCCTATGGTCATTGTTTGCCTCCTTCCACATGATGTATATTAAGAAACATAAAGCTAATTCCATTCGGATTTCCCAGCCTTTCTTTTTTATATAAAAAAAATGTTTGGATAATGGGGAGATTATCCCCACTATCCTAATTATATTATTATTTAAATTGTGAAATGGGAGCATTCTTTAGTTTAGCAATCCATTTCTTTTTTTCCTCATCACTAAGAACATTTGAATTTTTAGATTTAGAACTACTTTGATTATTAACTATTTCTAAATCTTTATCCCAATCTGTTCCATAGATTAGTTTGTAATTGGTAGACCATACTTTGTACTTACCATCAAAATAATCATACATATCAGACCATCCTCTGAATGTTGCTTCTTTATTGTAGTATCTTTGTTTACCTATTTCAGTTTCTTCTTGATCTACCCTTTTTTCTTTATCTATATTTAAAGCAACTGTTGCTTGGTCTGATCTTGTAAATGCATTATCTCTACTAATTCTAGCACTAAGACATTCATACATTATTCCTCTTTGAACCCATCCAAAGAAGAACTCACTACCTTTTGGGTATAGTATATTGAATGTTTGTTCCCAATTAGTTTCTTTTGCATCTTGAATTGTTGCTAAATCATCAGCTTCAATTCGCCATTCTTTATTATCGATTATACTAGACATAAATTACCTCCATTCTGTCCTCAATGTCTTTTAAGTCTAATCCAGTACCTCTTAAGATACTTTCCATTTTATTTCTTTCTGTTTGAGCTTCAGAAAATTCTTCATTTTTTTCTAATTCTCTTATTCTATCTAGTTGATTAATTACTTCTTCCTCAAGGCTATTATACATTATTACCCTCCTTTATTTTATTAATCACTATTTCCATATCCTTTACTGCTTTATCATATCCATCTATCCACATCCAATCTGGGCCATCCCCTCCTACCTTTTCTAGTTCATCCTTTTCTAATTCCAGCTTTAATTTCATCTGATATATTAGATTTTCTAGTTCAGTCATCTTATACCTCCTTCGGTATGTGAGAGCTATCTCTCGTTGAATACCTTTTGTCGTCTATCACTGATTTTACGAATGTCATGCGATAAACTGTCTGCACCCAACGTGGTGCGACAGGCTTGTTGCATTGACATGGCAGTAAAATTAGATGATATTTCGTTGGTATATAAGCTGATCTGACGACATAGTTGCTACAACGAATAAAGCCAACGAGAGATAGATCGTTTCGATCATCGTATACCAGTGTAGGGGAGTCGAGAGGGGGAAAGCCTCTCGTCACAACATGTTACAATTATTGTCTTGACATCATATATCGTAGCAAGGTATCTATCGTTATGGCTAGTTTAGTAAAAGGTAAGGATGGTCTGACGTATAAGCAAAGACTGCTGGTTGATACACTTGTATCAGAGAATTGTAGCATAGCAAAAGCAAGTCAAATCGCTGGATATGCAAAGGGAGAAAGTGGTAGAGTAACTGCTTCTAAGACATTACGTCTGCCAAAGGTAATTGAATACTTCAACAGTAAGGTAGCTGAGATTGGTAGGCTAGGTGCAATCCCAGCAGTACATACCATAGTACGCCTCGCCACAGAAGCCAAGAGTGACTACGTGAAGCTCGAAGCCTCGAAGGATATCTTAGATAGGAGTGGGTTCAAAGCTCCTGATAGAGTACAACATTCTCACAGTGGTAATTTAGTCGTTAAGATTGATCTTGACTGATTCAAGTAGGGGGGTTGGAAAAACAGGGCGACAGCTGAGTAAAACCACCTCTACAAACAATATAGGCTCAAATAGTACGTTTTACAATTTGTTACAAATATTAAGCTGGAATATCAACGAAAGAGATAAGTACGAAAGATGTCACTGTGGAAAATGGGGTACGTTCCACATCAAGACAGATAACGGTAACTACTTCTTTCTGTGTGGGGAACATTGGAAACAGCGTTGAAAATATATTTTTTTACGGTAAGGTACGCCTATGGTTAAAACAAGATCGTCACTACTTCCAGGTAGAAAAAAATATACAGAGAATAAAGCAAAAGAGAAAGCTGCTGCAATAAGTAAAGCTACTTCAGCATTTAATGAACGATGGAATGAAATGGCTGAAAACAAAAAACAAAACTTATTAGATGCAGGTTATAACAAAGATAGATTATTGAAAGGCTATATCAATGATTCAGGAGCTAATGGATTTAAATCTATGATGACAAATCCAGATAATTATAACAAAATAGCTTTTGATGTTATATCATCTAACATAAAGAAATGGTTATCTTCTTTTAAACCTAGTTAGTAATGGCAGAAAAATGGATTCAGAAGGCTATTAAGAAGCCTGGTGCATTAAGAGCTACTGCCAAAAGAATGAAGTTATTAAAGGAAGGCGAAACGCTATCAGCTTCTGATCTTGCTAAGATGAAGAAAAAGGCAGAGCAAACAGGGAACAAGAAGTTAATGGCAAGAGTAAACCTTGCTAAGACTTTAAAGAAGATGAAGTAATGGCAGATTCATTATTAAAACGTATTGGAGTGTCAGGTTATAATAAACCTAAAAGAACTCCTGGACATCCTAAAAAATCTCATGTGGTAGTAGCTAAGTCAGGAGATAAAGTTAAAACAATTAGATTTGGAGAACAGGGAGCTAGTACAGCAGGTAAACCTAAAGCAGGTGAGTCTGAAAGAATGAAGATGAAAAGAAAGTCTTTTAAAGCTAGACATGCAAAGAATATAGCCAAAGGGAATATGTCTGCTGCTTATTGGGCAGATAAAGTAAAATGGTAAATGTTTGGGATAAACCCTATAAGAAAAAAAGTATTACCATTAAAAAGAAAACAGGTTATTCTTCTGCTAAACAAACAGCAGATAAGAAGTTTGGAAAGAAAACAAGTCTAGTCAAGAATATGTGGATATCCAAACAATTAAAGAAAGGATAGAAATGCCTAAAGTAGGAAAGAAAGAATACCCATATACAGCTAAAGGAATGGCAGCTGCAAAGAAAGATGCCAAGAAGTCAGGTAAGAAAATGACTATGAAGAAAGGTTATGGTAAATAATGAAAGAATATTTATTAACAAAATGGAATAGCTTAAACAAACAGGCTAAGTTATTTATTTGTGCAGTAGTCATCCTTGTGATTGCTGGTTTAATTCTTAAATAAAAATGAGATATGCAGAGGAGCTATCTTACGAGGATCGTCAAAGACTTCGTAAGATAGTGATGAAGGAACACTTCAAACATTATCCTAATGATTTAAGATTTTCGGATAAAGAAGCCGATAAATTTATAGAATCTCTATTACCAGAAACTATTTACAAATTGATTAAAAAATCTGTAGATAGTGGTATTGCTTGACAGAACTTAATTACAAAGCACCAGGTGAAATAATTAAATCCTTTATGAAGGATGATTCTTTCTTTCGTGGAGTACGAGGTCCAGTAGGATCAGGAAAGTCTGTATCTTGTTGTATTGAAATCTTTAGACGAGCTTTAAAACAAGAACCTAGTCCTGATGGTAAACGCAAATCTAGATGGGCAGTAATTAGAAATACAAACCCTCAATTAAAAACTACTACTATCAAGACATGGCTAGATTGGTTTCCTGAAAATTCATTTGGTAACTTTGCTTACTCAGTTCCTTTTACTCATAGGATCTATGTAGGTGATGTAGAACTAGAAGTTATCTTCTTAGCACTGGATAGACCTGAAGATGTAAAGAAACTCTTGTCTTTAGAATTAACTGGTGTATGGATAAACGAAGCAAGAGAGATTCCCAAATCCATTGTTGATGCATGTACTATGCGTGTAGGTCGTTATCCTTCTATGAAAGATGGTGGGCCTTCATGGTATGGTGTGATTGCAGATACGAATGCACCTGATGAAGATCACTGGTGGTCAATTATGTCTGGTGAAGTACCACCTCCAGATCATCTAAGCCAAGAAGAATCTATTATGCTAGTGAAACCTGATAACTGGAAATTTTTTGTTCAGCCTCCAGGTATGATTGAAAAGAAAGAAAACGACAAGATTAAAGGATATGAACTTAATAATAATGCAGAAAATATTAAAAATGTCACAGCTGATTACTATCCAAATATCATCAGGGGAAAATCTAAGTCTTGGATTGATGTTTACGTTTTAAACAAACTCGGTACGATTGAGGATGGTAAACTAGTCTATGGATCTTTTAGAGAAGATGTCCATGTGGCAGAAGAAGATATCCCATTTGCACCTGTTACAGTTTATATTGGATTAGACTTTGGTCTGACTCCTTCTGCTGTATTTGGACAAAAGCTACCTGATGGTAGATGGATAATACTTCATGAGTTAGTTTGTTTTGATATAGGTACAGTTAAGTTCAGTGAACTACTCAAGCATGAGATAATCAAACACTGTGCAGATAAAGATTTAAAAATATTTGGAGATCCTGCTGGAGATTTTAGGGCGCAGACAGATGAAACAACTCCTTTTCAGATACTTAGACGACAAGGGATTCAAGCATTTCCTGCACCATCTAATGATGTATCATTAAGAATAGAATCAGTAGAAACAGCTTTGAATAGAATGGTAGATGGTAAAGCTGGGTTTCTATTAAATAAATCTTGTAGTCAATTAAGAAAAGGATTCTTAGGTGGATATCATTATAGAAGAATCCAAACATCAGGGGAACGCTATGAAGATAAACCTAATAAGAATAAATTTTCGCATGTGCATGATGCATTACAATATTTAATGTTAGGTGCTGGTGAAGGAAGATCTTTAACAGTAGGCCCTGCTAAACCACAGGTATCTAATGCTTATAAGAATTGGAATATCTTTGATAGAGGATCAATTAACAGGAGGAAGAAATGGGATATTTTCCGAAGGAATGGTTAATATACTTTTATGATCCACCTCATGAAGAATGGTATCATATGTTTAGAAGGGCAAATATGGCACACTGTGGAATGCTAGGATATGATGTTAAACAGGGTAAATGGTTATCCATTGAGCATATCCATAAGAGATTAGATATAAAAATATTAGATGGTGAAGATGTAGCTAAAGTCTTTGATTTTATTAAAGCTATGAATGGTAAGTTTATAAAAGCTAAATTATTCAGGCAAAAGTTTAGATTGTTTCAAGCTGCATGGTTGAGAGAACATTCTTGTGTTACTACTGTGATGAGAGTTCTTGGAATAAATAAGTTGATTATAACCCCTTTTCAGTTATATAAATACTTAAAGAAACAAGGTTGCAAAGAATGGGATTTTTAAAACCACCAAAGTATCAAAAGTCAGCAAGTGAAATTGCTTTAGAAAAGCAAATGGAAGAAGAACGTATTGCTGCTGAAAAAGAAAAAGAAGAACTAGCTGCGGCAGAAGAAAAAAGAAAAAAAAGATTTGCTGCTGGTAAGCTAGGATCTAGATCATTATTTAGTAGAGCTGGTGGTAGAGGCTTTTATGCTGAAGGAGAAAAGATAGATTAATGGGATCAACTAAATCTACAGCTGGATCAGCTAATGCAGCTAGATCTCCAAGAGATGTAACAAGAGAATCAAGAACAGCTACATTAATGGAAGCTGTTATGACTGGTGGTGAAGTTTCTAAAAAGAGAGAAGCTGAATTACAAAAAGCGGCTAGCTATGGTAGAGGTGTACAGTTTATTGAATCTACACCTGTAGCAAAAGGATTAACTCAATATAGAAAAGACTCTAAAGGAAATGTTATTGTTGATCCTGTAACAGGTAAACCAGAAACAAAAGCTGTTTTAAATACAGGAGCAAGTGCTGCTGATTACACTGGTAGAATTATAGCTAATGAACCAACATTAAGAGAATTAGGTGGAGATATAGTTAGAGGTTTAGTAGGTGGTCAAGCTCCTGATCCAGGATATACAGGAGAGTATTCAAAGTATTTACCTAAACCAGAACCAGTTAAAGGATTAATTCCAACTGTAATTGATGCAGCTATTAAAGGAAAGTTAAGTCCTGTAGGTGCAATATTAAATACTGTATCTAATGCAGGATTTTTTTCATATGGAGATAGTAAAAATAATCAAACAACTACAACTACACCAACAACATCAACACAAGAATTTGCAGATGCTGAAGCTGCAAAAAAAGCTAAACAAAAATTAGCTGGAAGTTTAGTAACTGATACAGCAAAAAATAGAAGTTTATTTGGTGTTAAAGCTAGAACTATTGCTGGTGGAATGTCATAATGTATAGTTTTGATTATCGTTCTAGCCCTAATCAAGGGTTAATGAACAGTAAAACATTTTTAAAAAGATTTAGTCACGCAGAACAATTAAAGAGTCATTGGATTCCTAAGTTTGAAGAAGCCTATGAATATACTATGCCAGGTAGAGAAGCATTCTATGATGAATCACCTGGAGAAAAAAGAACAGATAGAATCTTTGATGAAACTGCTGTTGTAGGTATTCAAGAGTTTGCTTCTAGATTACAAGCAGGTATTACTCCTACATTTAGTAGATGGATTAATTTAAAAGCAGGTATGGAAATACCTCCTCAAATAGCACCACAAGTTGATGCTCAATTAGATGAGATAACAAATTATATATTTGAGATACTTCATTCATCTAACTTTAATCAAGAAGTTCATGAATCATTTATGGATTTAGCTGTAGGTACAGGTGTGATGTTAGTGAATGAAGGTACATCTACTAACCCTATTATTTTTAATGCAATACCATTACCTCATGTTTATTTAAACAGTGGGCCTGATAATAGAATTGATTGTGTATATAGAAAACGTCAAATTAGATTAGGAGATATTAAGGTATTATATCCTGATGCAAACATAGAAGGTACATTTCAAACTAAAATTGATAATGATCCTGATAGTAAGTGTACTGTTATTGAAGGTACAATGAGAAACTATAAAGATCCTAATAAAGAAGTTTATGATTATGTAGTATGTGTCAAAGATCACGAACAAATTATTTATCAAGATCAGTTTGTTGGACAAGGTTCTAATCCCTTTATTACTTTTAGATGGAATAAAGCTAGTGGTGAAGTATATGGTCGTGGCCCAGTCTTTAATGCTATGTCAGCTATTAAAACTACCAATCTTACTATTGAGTTAATATTAGAAAATGCTCAGATGAATATATCTGGCATCTATCAATTAGAAGATGATGGTGTAATTAATCCTGATAACATTCAGTTAGTACCTGGCACAATTATTCCAGTAGCTCCAGGATCTAGAGGATTACAACCTATTAGTGCAGCAGGAAGATTTGATGTAGCTCAATTAGTATTAGATGATATGCGTCAAAACATTCGTAAAGCATTGTACATGGAAACATTAGGGCCTACTAAAGGTACACCTATGTCAGCTACTGAAGTAGCAGAAAGAATGGCAGATCTATCAAGACAGATTGGTTCTTCATTTGGAAGATTACAGTCTGAATTTATCATGCCATTGATTAGACGAGTTATTTATATTTTAAAGAAACAAGGTAGAATTGAATTACCTTCCCTCAACAATAAAGAAATTAAAATTATTCCTGAATCACCACTATCAAGGGCGCAGAATGAGCAAGATATTGCTGATGTTAATAGATTTAATGCAACATTAGGTCAAACATTTGGACCACAAGTATTAAATTTAATAGTTAAACAAGAGGAAGTAGCTAGATATTTAGCTGAGAAAATGAATTTACCTGAAAAGATTATTAGAAATGCAGCTGAACAACAACAAGTAGTACAGCAAATGCAACAGGTAATGCAACAACAAGGAGGAATGAATGAGTTGGGAGCAGCTCCAGAACAAGCCTAAAGGAACTCATCTATCTATTGATGGATTTTATCGTACAGAAGAAAGAGAAAGAGAATTAAATTCGGATATGGCTACTTTGTTTAGTACAATTATAGGCGAAAAGGTTTTGGATTATTTAAGATCCATTACTGTAGATGCCGTTGCAGGTAAAGATATTAGCAACGATCATCTCAGACATCTTGAAGGAATGAGATATTTATATTTCATTATCAAGAAAAGAATAGAATCTGATAAGGAGGCTTAATGTCAGAAGAACAAGTACAAGAAACACAAGAGCTGTCGCAAGATAGCACTACTCAAGTAGAAATACCTGAGTATATTCCCACTAAATTTTGGGATAATGATAGAAATGAAATTAAAGTTGAAGAATTGGGTGCATCTTACAAGGCTTTGGAAAAAAGACTTGGTATGCGAACTGATGAATTGTCGAAACAAATACGAGAAGATTTGGAAGCAGAGAGAAAATCTAGCGTTCCTGAATCTTATGAAATAAGGCTACCTGAACTACCTGATACAGTTGAAGTTAATGTTGATCCAGAACAAGAATTGGTTAAAACTTGGCAACAAATTTGTAAAGATAATGGATTATCACAGGAAGTATTCGATCAGGGAGTGGCGGCTTTTGTTAATAATGAAGTTGCTGGTTTGCCGAATCTTCAAGAAGAAATGGCGAAGTTGGGAGATAATGCTAGAGAAAGGATTGAAGCTGCTGATCTCTGGAGTAAAAAATATTTATCTTCTGATGCCTATGATGCTATTGCCAATTTGGCTTCTACTGCTGAAGGGGTTAAAGCTATAGAAGAAATTATGAGTTTGTCTAGAAACAAACCATTACCTAATACTAATACAGTTATAGATGTTGAACTAGAGGAGAATGATCTTCGTTCTATGATGCAAGATCCTCGTTATTGGGATCAAGCTAGACGAGATCCTAACTATGTAAAGAAAGTTCAAGACCTATATTCGAAGAAGTATGGGCAAGTTTCCGTATAAAAAATATAAAATTATTTGGGAAGATCCCACAGGGGATAGTGCTTGGTGTTCTGATAAAGACATGGAAAAACTATCTCCTGCTTTAATTACTACAGAAGCCTACATTTACAGCAAGAATAAGAAATATATTAAGACATTTGCTAGTTATATTAGAGAAGATGATGGATCATATACCTATGCTGATGTCAATGTTTTTCCTGCATCTTGTCTTGTAAAGCTGATAAAAATATAATATATCTCAACTAACAAGCCGATTTAAACTGGATATAGCCCAGTAGGATAACTAAGGAAAGTTTATACCGACAACTTGGATTTAAACAATGAAAGGTAAAACACAATGACAGCAACAATAGATCAAGCCTTTGTGAAACAGTTTGAAGCTGAAGTTCACATGGCTTATCAACGTATGGGTTCAAAGCTCAAGAACCTAGTTCGAAATGTCAATGGTGTAAAAGGAAATACTGTTCAGTTCCAAAAAGTAGCGAAGGGTTCTGCTTCAACTAAAGCAAGACACGCTGAGGTTGTCGCTATGAACTCCGTTCACTCAAACGTAACTGCAACATTATCAGACTTTTATGCTGCTGATTATGTAGACAAATTAGATGAGCTAAAAGTAAACATTGATGAGAGAAACATTGTAGCACAAAATGCTGCTTATGCTTTAGGTCGTAAGACTGACTCTATCATCACTGACACTTTTGACGCAGGTGCAACTGCATTAGCTAACAACTCTGCTGGATCTACTACAGGTATGAACCTAGATAAAGCTCAGAATGTTTTTGAAATCTTTGGTAACAATGATGTTCCAGATGATGGTCAAAGATACTGGGTTGTAGGCCCAAAGCAGTGGTCTGATCTTTTAGACATAGATCAATTTTCAAGAATGGAATATGTTGGAGAAGCAGATCTACCTTACAAAGGTGGTATGACAGCTAAGAGATGGTTGTCTTTCATGTGGATGGGCTTCAGTGGTTTATCTATCGCTTCTAGCGACAGAAACACTATTGCTTTCCATAAATCTTCTTTAGGTTTAGGTGTAGGTTCAGATGTAAGAACTGAAGTAAACTACATCCCTGAGAAAGTAGCACACCTTACAACTTCATATATGTCAATGGGAGCAGTCCTAATTGATGGTGATGGTGTAAGAATCCAGAAGTGTGCAGAATAAGGAAATAAACTATGGCTTATGAAACATCAAACCCAATCAAAAAGATTGGTCAAGCTGGAGATACAAACTCCTTATGGTACTACACAGACGGTGATGCGATTGCAACAATCGCTGCTTCTGGTTACTTTAACTCTGCTACTAACGAACTGAAAGAGAATGACGTTATTCTTTGTGTAGGTTCTAACGGTGGTACACAGACTGTAGATATCTTAGTGGTATCTTCTGATTCTGGTGCTGCTACTGTTACAGTAGTAAACGGATCATAATCTATTGGGGGGATATATTCCCCCCTTTAAATCATGGCAGATACTAAAGTAGACATTTGTGCAAGAGCCTTAATTATGATAGGTGCACAGCCTATATCTTCTTTTGATGATGGATCAACAGAAGCATTAGTAGCTTCCAACATTTATGAAAATATTACTCAGTCCATTCTATGTAGACATAGATGGAGGTTTGCAACAGAACAACAACAACTTTCTTTATTAGCAACAGCTCCTACAGGTAGATGGGAATATGCTTATCAATTACCTACATCACCTGATTTATTACAATTAAATACTATTACAGTAGCAGATGTGCCTATTGAATATTCTCGTTATGGTGACAAGATATTTGTCAATGGATATGATTCACAGTCAGCTTTAATTGCTGATTATATATTCAGACAAGACGAATCGGAATTTCCTGCTTATTTTAAATTAGGATTAGAATATACACTAGCTTCTATATTTGCTGGATCTGTAGCTAGAGATGCAGCTATGATTAAACAGTTTAGTGACTTAGCTGAAAGACAAATTCTGATTGCTAAGAATACAGATAGTCAAGAAGTCACTAATAAAAAATTAAGTACAAAGAGATTTATAACAAACAGATTAACAACTAGAGGTTACTAATGGCTAATACCCTAAGAACCGTTTACACTAACTTTGCAAGTGGTGAACTTAATCCCTTATTGATTACAAGAACAGATGCTAATGCTTACTTTAGTGGAGCTAAGACACTGCGTAACTGGTATTTATTAGATGAAGGTGGTATTATGCGTAGACCTGGTACTACTTATAAAGCAACCTTACCAGGCAAATCTAGAGTTATTCCATTTATCTTTTCTAATGATGAACTAGCAGTATTTGTTTTATCTGATGGAAGATTAGATGTTTATGACGATAATGGAGATTCTGTACAAAGCAATATAACTACTAATGTAAACTGGACTGAAGCTCAGTTATTTGAATTAAATTATGCACAGTTTGGAGATACTGTATTTGTAACACATAGAGATAATCCTACTTTAGAAATTAGAAGAACATCTGCAACTACATTTACAGTAGTGTTATTTGCATTTGAATTAGATGAAGATATTATTGTTTCAGGTGTAAAAAAAATACATTCACCATTCTATAAATACGAAGATGCAACAGTATCTTTAACATTATCTACTGGTGCTACTGGTACAGGTAGAACTGTCACAGCAAGTAGTCCTGTATTCTTATCTGATTGTGTTGGTCATTATCTAAAAGTAGATGGATCACAAATGAAGATTACTGGATATACAGATGCTAGTAATGTTACTGTAACTATCATTGAAAGTGTAGCTGCTGGAGCTGGGCCTCATTTTGAATGGGAAGAAGAACTAATATCAGACCATAGAGGATATCCTCAAGCAGTTACATTCCATGATAATAGATTATATTTTGGTGGTATTAAATCTGCTCCTGCTGCTGTAGTAGGATCACAAGTAGGTGGATATTATAATTTTGATGTAGGTACTGGACTTGCTGATGAAGCTATAAATGTATTTGTGTCTGGTGATAGAGTAAACGAGATTAGACATTTAGTATCTTCAAGAAACTTACAAGTATTAACAGATGGTGGTGAATACTTTGTTCCTACATCTACAGATACTTCTGCTGTTACACCAGCTAACATTACATTCCTTAGACAAACACCATATGGTTGTAGTAGAGCTAAACCTATTATTTTTGATGGTGCGACATTGTATGCACAAAAGAACGGTAAGGCAATTAGAGAGTATTTATTTAGTGATGTAGAAAATGCTTATGCTTCTACATCTATATCTATATTGGCATCTCATTTAGTTAATGCTCCAGTAGATATGACTATGATAACTGGTACAACAACTAGACCAGAACAGTTTGCTTTTTTTACGAACAATGACGGAACACTAGCCTTGTTTCATAGTGTTAGAGCAGAGAAGATAGCTGGTTGGACTTTATGGACAACAAGAACAGATGATGAGTTTGTATCTATAACATCATTAAATGAGAATTTATTTTGTGTATGTAAAAGAGATCTTGAAGGATCTACTGTATACACATTAGAAAAGTTTGCAGAGCAAGATGATTTAACATTAGATTGTTCATCATCAACTACTGTTAATCAACAAGGTACACCATTAGTCAATGGTGCTAGTCAATCAGGTACAAGCCTGAATGTAGATGGATATACATCTTCCCCTAATATTGGAGATATAATTACTATTGCTGGTGTAACTGGTAGCTATGAGATATTAACTGTCACAGCTACAGCTAGTGGTTATACCATAGTATTAGATAGTTCTTTAGCTTCTTCACCTGCTGATAATGCCGTTATTACTATAACATCAGGTCGTGTCCATAACAGTCCAGCTCACTTAACTGAAGAAGAAGTTAATGCTGTTGATGGTACATTTTCACTAGGCACATTCACTACATCAGCTAGTGATACAATTACATTTAATGAAGCTCATAGTGCTGGTGTGATAGTAGGATTTAACTATGAACCAAGTTTAGAAACTATGCCTATAGATAGAGAAGTTCAAGATGGGCCATTAACTGGACAGATTAAAAGATTATCTAGAGCAGTGATTGATCTATCAGATACATTAAATGTAGCTTTACAAGCAGCTGATAATACTGCTAAAAGTTTAGTTATTAGACAAGTAAATTTTGATGTAGCTAATCCAGTCGCTAAAGTAACTGGTAAAAAAGAGTTTTTCTTTTTAGGTTATGATAGAGAACCTACATTAAAGATTACACAAACAGCACCCTTGCCTTTAAAAGTTTTGGGTGTAGCATTAGAGGTAGTATATTAAAATGGGAGCAGATCCAGCAACAATGTTTTTAGTCAGTGCAGGTTTATCTGCAACTGGTTCAGCTATTCAAATTGCACAGCAAAGAAGTGCTGCAGCAGAAATGACCAGAAGATATGAAGAAGAAAAGAGAGTAGCATATCTTGAAGGTTTACAAGCAGAGAATGCTAGAAAAGATGAAATGAATAGAATCCTTGCTAACAATAGAGCTGTAAGAGGAGCATCTGGTTTTGGTGATAGCCCTAGCTTTGATGCTATTCAACAAGATATAATTAACATTAGCAATAAAGATTTAGCTGCTATTAGATTAAATGCTGCAAAAGTACAAACAAGTTATGATAGAGCTATCTTTAATACTAAATCACAAGCCTACTATTCTACAATAGGATCTGTTATTAATGCAGGATCTACTATTGTTAATGGATGGAACTATTATAATTATTATAAAACTCCAACTTCTAGTGGTTTACCTAAACCAGGAACAGGAGCTTCAGGACCTCCAGGAAGGAATTATCCTACATAATGGCTAGAGAAATACAAAGAAGTAGAAGAACACAAATTGTTTCACCATCTGGTACTGCATCAAGAATGGGTGTAGTTGATGTTTATACTCCTAATATAAGTGAAATGTTTAATGTTGTTGGTGATTCATTAAACAAGTTAGCAGAAAATCAAATTAAAATTATGGATGCTAAATGGCAAAATAATTTTGAATCTGAAACTAGTCAGTATCTTAATAATAAAGTTAATAGTATTTTAGAATCAGGTGAAAAACCTGATCTGACAAAGTTTCAAGAAGAAGCTGATGGATATATTAATGGTGTATTAAGTAATGTACCTGAAAGATTAAGTATAGGTGCTGAAGCATTCTTTAATCAGAAAAATTTAAATGCATTTGAAACATTAAGGAAACAAGCAAATCTAATAGAATTTAATGAAGTACAAGATGCTTATAAAAAGAATTTACAAAGTAGTTTAGCGGACATGGATAACTATATTAATAACTCTTTATTAGTTTCTCAATCACCACAAGAATTTCTAGATTCATTTAATCAATATGCTACTACAGATTTAACTGCATTTTTATCAAAACACAGTGAAAAGTTTGATAGCTTAATTTTATTAAGTCAAGGTAAATTAACTCAAGCTGATAAAGACAATGCAGAACAATTACTTCTTAAAGAAGTAGAGATGCGTAGAGTTAATGCAATCGTTAAAAGTTTTTATCAAAATATTGATGTTAATAATTTAGCTGAAGTATCTGAAGCTGATAAACAAGCACAGTTATTTTTAAGAAACTATGCACAAGATGAAGGTAATGTAAGAGGTGTTAATTATAATGTGTTTAAAGATTCTACTGGTGAGTCTGTTGGACAAACAGTAATAGATGAAATTCTATCTAACGGAGTATCTACATTTAAAACTATAAAAGCTCTAAATGATTTTAACTTAGACAATAATACTAAAAAGAAAATGTCTGAAGATGTACTTCAAATAGATGAAATTATAGGAAATATATCAAATGTAACTACACCAATGGTAATGGGTCAAAACACATTTGAAGAAGATGGCGTTCCTATGTCACCAGAAGGTTTTAGAAAACTATTAGATAGTAAAAATATTAATTATACTACAACAGATATTACTAATTTATATAAAGCAAATGAAGCTGCTATAAATCTAAGACTTCAGATTAAACCATATTTTAATGGATCATCTAATTCATCGTTAGTTGATATATTAGATCAAAAAGAAAACAAAGAATACTTAGATACTTTAGGTATAACATCAGAACAATTTGTTCAAGGTATCATAGCAAACATTGATCCTGAGTTAGATGATACTTTAGAAGGTTATTTAAAGATAGGAGAAACACCTGAAACTGCAAATTTAATATTTACTCTAATGAGAGAGAATGAAGTTTTAACTATAGGTGCTAAACAATTATTAAACAATATGAGTACATCTAAATTGTTTGATTTATTGGACGGTAAAGATTATGAAGCTATCAATCAATTTGTATCTACTAGTGTTCCTATATGGGATAGTTTAACTGATGGTGGAGTTATTCAGTATTCTAATATAGATAAAGATAGTAATGAACTATTAAACTTTTTTAATAGTTTAAAGTCATATAGAGATCCTATTCAATTAGCTAATGATTGGAAAAACATTCAAAAAAATAAAATTGAAAACAAATTAAAATCAGATAATGGAGGCGTTATACCAATGCCATTATCTGGTAAGGCATTCTTTAATGAACTAGAAAAAGATGAAGATTATAGTGTTACTATAAATTTCTTAGAAGCTGAAAGAAAAAAACAAAAACAAAAATATGGATCAGGTCAAGTAACTAGCACTTATAATTTATATGTTGCTAAAACAATAGAAGATAATATAGAGAGAGTTTATGATCCAGATTATATTAAAAACTTAGATTCTTTGGTTTATGAAAAAGCTAAAATGCTAACAAAGTTAGAGATAGATGACAATACTGATCCTATAGTTGTTAATAATATATTTGAAGCAAAAGTAGCACAAGTTATGGAACAATTAGTTAATGAAGATGATTATGGTGTTACAAGATTTGCTCCTAATTCAGGATCAAAATTTACCTTTTCAAAAGACTCAATGGAAAAAGTACATAATATTGATGAGTATTCAGCTATTAATAAACTAACAGCTTTTGTCAGTATGTATTTAGAATCAAATTATGATATAGATGCAGATCTTAGAAATGCTTTTCAAATAAATGGTTATGAGGTTAAACCTTCTAGGGAAGATATATATAATTTAGCAGAACAAGGTGCACTTGAACTTGTTAGAATAGATGGCACAAAAGATTATAGAGTAAAATTAAATTTAGATTTTAGTAATAAGTTTGATAGGTACGCTTATGCAGATGAGTCTATTGATATTAAAGTAAATGGTATGGACTTTAATCCATCTGAAATGTTTAATAAAACATTTGAAACATATATGGAAGAAAGAACTAATAAGTATATAAAAAGCCAACCTGAAATAGGACAAGATACATGGATTGATCCATATATAATGGGGCCATTTATAAAGAAATGGATAATGACTTTTAAAACAACTGGAATTCCTTTTGATGATAGTTCATGGAACAGTTTACAAAAAGAATATCAAGATAAGATTATAGATTTTTATGAAGATACAGCTAACGACTATGCGTTTAATTATTCAAAATTATTAACAGGATCTAGTAAAAGCCCAGATCAAACAGATAAAGAATATTTAATAACAAATGCTATGGATATTCACAAAAACATTTTTGAAGAAGCATCTAATATAGATTCGTTTTCTACTCTAGAAGAAAATGTAGGTATTATTATGAAAACTTTTGAAAAGAGATTAGAAACAAAACCTGGTCAAGTAGCTTTTCTTTTAGATATATATAATTTATATAAACCTGACATTAATGAATTAAAAAAAGCTATTAAAGAAGGTAATGTTGATAAACTACATTCATTATTCCCTGATATGGGAGATATGCAAAAGAGAATATTAACATATACATTTAGTCCAGAGTATTATGAAATCAATTAAATTTGGTAGAGATATAACACCAAGATATAGACCATCATTAGAACCAAAACCTGAATTATCATTAGGTGAAAATCTTGCTGAAACTGGCAGACTACTAAAAGAAGGATTCTTAAATAGAACAGTATGGGGTGGTATAGTTAATATTTATGATGAAATAAAATATAATAATATGGATGAGGAGGGATATATTCCAGAAACTGATCCTCAGATACCACAGCATTTAAAATATTTAATACCTAAATTATTACATAATAGTGGCAGTGCTGAAGAAACAGCTATTAAATTAGCTGAATGGAATCAAAAAATAGAAGATGAAAGAAATGGAATATTTCAAATATCAAGTTTTGTTTCTGAAGTATTTTTAGATCCTGTACAGTTAGTAGCTATGACTCCAGGTATTAAAAGTGTATTTGCTGGAGCAAAAGGATTTTCTAGAATTACCAAAGGTATAGTAGCTGAAGAAGCATTTAAACAAATTGCAGATGAAGATCGTGCTTTAAGTGATGCAGCAATAGTTGTTAGTGGTGCTTATGTTTTAAATAGAATAGCTAAAAGATTTCAAAAATATGATTCTTTTGATGTAAGAAAAGAAGGGAATACAAAATCTAAATTAGATGAATGGAATAACTCTAGTAAAACAGAAAATGGTACAAGTACAAATCCTTATAGAAGAAAACCTATTGTAGATAAAAATGTACAAAAACCTCCTAAAAATGCAAAGTTTAAAGATAGAGTAAATTACATAGCTGGAATTATTCTAAGAGAATATAATGGTATTAAAGTTAAAATAACTAATACTCCTTTAAAAGACTATGGTACTGATATTCTAGTTACTGCTGGTGGTAAAGGTAAACAAACAAGTATTAGAAACTTTGGTGTAATATATGATAGATTAACTAATACAGTAACTATTAATCCATCTCAGTTACAATCAGGATTTAATTCAGGAAAAAAAATATATGGTTTTAAAACTCAAGATGAATGGATTGAGTTTAAGATTAAACAAATTATTGAATCTAAAAAAGTAGCTAAGTCAGAAATAGGACTTG